GGGCTAGAAGATTATGATAATGATCTCGAAGTTGCCATGTCAAATTTATTCTTTTACGACTACAAATTATAAGGAGGGCTTATGGCTTTCGACAGCACAGTGAGTGGAGCCACAGCGAATAGTTACATCTCTCTAGCTGAAGCTTCAGAGTATTTCGAAGGGAGGCTGTACACCACTTCTTGGGATGATGCCTCTTACACAGACAGAGAAAAAGCACTTAGATATGCCACAACCGAGCTAGATAGAATGGCATGGAAGGGCACAATTACCGATCCAGATGTTCAAGCTTTAAGGTTCCCGAGAACAGGACTTTACGACCTTGACGGAAACTTACTAGCTGCAGATGAGATACCCACCTTTCTAATAGATGCCACTTCTGAACTAGCTATATCACTCCTAGAGGGTAATAGATATGCAGAGAATGAATCTGTTGGCCTTAAGAAGGTTAAAGCTGCAGAGGTAGAAGTAGAGTTTGATTCTAAATGGCAGAATTCGCGCAACACAGCAACAGTTACAAAAATGATAAACCCATACCTACTCTACAGCAGTGATGGAAACTACACACTATTAATGAGGGCTTAATTATGGGCCTGAACACAATCATAGGGAACGCTGTAAACACAGCCTTCGCGGTATTAGGCACAGAGAGTGCCGATGGGCTACAGATCGTAGCTAACTATTATAGAACAACAGTGTTGGGTTCTTATTCCCCAGCAACTGGCACAACTAGCAAGACAGAAGTTTTATACCCTCTGGACGCTGTTTTTTATGCAGCTCGTAACAGAGAGGAAGATGGTTCAAAGATAATGATTGATGACAAGAGGATAATATTCCCATCATCAATTATTTCGTTCTCGCCTACACAAGATGACAGAGTAGTGATCGGTAGTGATGAATATAACATTGTAAACTTCTACCAAGACCCTGCAAAAGCTACATGGATTATCTGGCTGAGGGGTACTTAATATGAGCAACTTACGTAGAGAGCTTGCAAAGGCTAAGATAAAGTTTGCCACAGAAGTTAAAGAAGCCATAGAGGATGTGGCAAAGATTATGGGCGAGAGCCTTGTTGAAGAGTCAAAGGTTGACACAGGGCTGTTTGCAGCCAATTGGAAGGTTAGCTTAGACGTTGCAAGGAAGGATGACTCAACACACAGAGATTATGACATCTTAGAGAGTGATGTAGGCCCTAGAGGAACAAACATAAGAATGATCTCTGAAGATGAAGCCAAACGTGTTGCTACAGATATCCCAGAATTCAAACTAGGGCAGGAGATAATATTCTCTAATAGTGTCCCATATGTTGATGAGATTGATGGGTTTACTGATGCAGTCAAGGGATCAGACAAAGGAGAGGCTGAGGCCAATAGGAGGTATAACAAATGAGCATCGATTCTGTTAGAACCGCTATTGAGCAGCGCTTTTATGATAATTGGACAGGGACCAGCGTTGATACGAATGTACGCTTCTCCAATGCACCTTTCAAGGCTCCAGAGAATGCTAGCTGGGCTAGTATTGACGTAGCATTTATAACAACAAGAAACATCACAATATCTTCCAACCTTCCTGTTAGGAGGAGAGGCAGAATTATTATTGATGTATATGGTTCTATTGATAGTGGCACTGGTGGGTTAGCGACTCTCTCAGATGAGGCAATCAGTATTTTTGAAAACAAGCAGTTTAGTGTACCAAGTGATGCTGTAACAAGCTATGTGAATTCAGGTGGTGCCGATGTAAGGCATATTGGAGTTCCAAACGCTCAAGGTACAGACCCACAATGGTACAAGTTCTCGATACGAATACCTTTCTATAGAGATGAATAAAAATTAAATTATGAGGATTAAATAATGGCTAAAGCAACGGCGAATCGTACCGGACTATATTATGTCGCAGAGACTACGATTGGTACAACACCCGCAACACCTACACTGACTGAATTGCGATACACTGGTGAAGGGATAAATTTTGGAGTGGAAACAGCAGTATCCGAAGAGATACGCTCCGATAGACAAACAACTGATTTACTTCCTGTAGGACAAAGTTCAGCAGGTAATGCTGACATTGAATTGTCTTTTGCAGAGTATGACCCTTTCTTTGAAGCAGGATTACAATCTGATTATAGCTCAGTTGTTGGTATTGCTGCTGAAGTAACTATATCAACTGATGCAACTTCTATCCTAGATAGTGGTAATGGCTTTGGGGCTGTTGTCGATGGGCAATGGGTTAAAGCATCAGGGTTTACAAACCCACTCTTAAACCGAGTTTACTACGTTACCACTGCAGCTGCAGGCGAGTTAATAGTTGATCCTGCACCAGCATCAGTAGAAGCAGCTGGGCAAGCAGTAACCATTACGGGACAGACATTACGTAACGGTGTAACAGCTAAATCTTTCACAATACAGAAGCGCTTCAATGATGCTACAGCAGTGAATTACAACAACTTCACAGGTATGCACGTTAATGGGTTTTCTTTGAACTTCGAGAATGGAGCTATCTTGACAGGAAGTTTAGACTTCATTGGTTTTGATGGTGATTTAACAACCACTCAATTCGCTGGAAGTTCAGATGCAGCTACCACAGCTAATGATGTAATGAACTCTGTTAATAACCTTCAAGATATTGAGTTTGATGGTACGGTGACAGGCGAGTCAATCTTAACAATGACTGTTGATGTTGTTAACAACCTTAGAGCGCAGAACGCTATTGGTAGCCTAGCAGCTGTTGGTATTGGTACTGGACGATTTGAAGTGACAGGTGGAATTAGCCTCTACTTCGAAGATGCTGATGAGTATAACAAGTTCACTGGTAACACTTCATTCTCATTATCAATGAGAACAGAAGATGCTGCAGGTAAAGCTTATGTATTTGCATTCCCAAAAGTGAAGTACGAGAGTATGACACTAGCAGCTTCTGGTGGTGATACAGACATCATCTTAGAAGGTAGCTGGAGAGCGGTACGTGATCCTACCTTAAACTTCACAATGTCTATCGATAGATTAGGATTGACAAACGCTGACGCAGCAAGCTAGTAAAGAATTGGAAGGGATAATAGGTGCGCCTCCCCTCGCGCCTACCTTCCACCTAAGTAAGTAAGGGGAAATCTTTAATTAATTAAATAACATAACACATATTCAAGGGGAATATAATGTCACAAGGTTTAAATTTATTTGCTGTTGATACAGCAGCTGAGGAAGAAGGTGTTTGGGTAGATGCTTACGGCATGGAGTTTTTAATCGCTAAGGTTGGAAATGATCGCTGGAAGGCTTTACAAAAGAAACTAAACAAACGCGCTTATGGTAGTTTCTCACGTAAAAAAGACAAGCAAGACGATGAAAAGAATGTAGAAATAATGGTTGAGTGTTTAGCTAGAACATGTGTTCTAGATTGGAAGAAGGTAACACTTGACGGTAAAGATGTAAAATTCTCAGAAGATAAGTGTTTAGAGATTGTGAAGGATAAGAGGTTTAGACTTCTTACTGAATTCTTACTAGACGCTGCAATGGATGAAGCGAGATTTATGGAAGAAGAGATCGAAGAGGATGAAGAAAAAGCAAAAAAATAGTAGCTTGGCAGGATAAGTATTCTCGCGCCGGAATGAGGCCAATGAGAGATACTGCCCAAGCCCAAGAAGAAAAGCCTGATATGGATGAAACCTTAGCGCTGATAGTGACAGGGTTTCACTTCCTTTCAGAAGAGAGGGTTATTCAGGTGGGTATGGGAGGTTCAATTCCTATAGCAATCCCATTAGCGAGTATCCTCCTCTACTACGATACATTCAAGCCTCCCGTATCAATTGAACATTTTATACGGGTAGTGAGAGCAGCTGATCGAGAATACTTATCTCTTCACGCTAAAAAGCAAGAGAGAAAGGCTCCAAGCTCTTCTCCTCCTCCTTCCAATTCATTTCCACGATTACCCCCAAGCGCCTGATTAAAACCTAGGCGCTTTTTACTATTTGGAGGCATAATATGTCAGACGTTAATGTGTCGGTTGGGTTAGACACAAAAGATTCACAAAAGCAATCACAAAATTATATAAACTCATTAGAGGATATGATAAAAGCCTCTGAAGAGGTGCAAGCTTCAAACAAAAAGCTCTCTAAATCCTTTAAGGATGATAGTGTTGATGGCGTTAACGCCTTGGCAGCATCCATAGGTAAGCTTGGTGCAGCAATAGAACCTTATCAAAAACGTCTTATGGCGTTGTCTAAGGCTCTCTCCTCAAAAAACCTAACGAAGTTTGCAGAGGCTAGTGCCAAGCTACAAGAACAAATATCAAAGCAAGAAGGTACAATCGAGAAAGTTACAAAAGCACAGAATAAGCTGAAAGATGCTGATGGTGCCCTTGCCTTAAAAAAGAGAGTGTTGATAGAAAGGTTCAGAGAATATCAAAGAGAAACAAAGGCAGCTGTTACAGAAACCAATAAAGCATCAAAGGCTCAGGATGCCTTTAATAAATCCCTGTTGACTAACAGACTTAAGATCCATAATGCTGAACAGAAGAAACTTGCAAAGGTTCAAAAGGAAGTGGAAGCAACAGCAAAGAAGGCTGCTAAGGCTGAAGAGAAGTTCCACAAGAGCTTGTTAACAGCTAGACTGAAGCAACACACAGATCAACAGAAGAAGCTTGCAAAGGCTCAGAGAGAGACGGAGAAGAGCGCTGAGAGAGCAGCTAAAGCACAAGCCCGATTAAACGAAAGAATGAGAGAGAACGCTAAGACAGTGTTGAGAAGTACTGGTTTATGGAGTGAGCTTAGAGGCGCTGTTGCAGCATACGTTGGAATTAACACTGTTAGTAAAATCATAGATATTAACACAGCAATGGTGGGTATGAACTCAGCATTGATCTCTATTACGGGCAGTCAGTTTAAAGCTAATCAATCAATGAAGTTTATCAAAGACACAGCTCAAGAGCTTGGTTTAGATGTTATGGCATTGGCTGATGGGTATAAGCAGTTAACAGCTGCTTCGAAGGGTGCTAATTTCCCTTTTAAACAGAGTGACAAAGTATTCAAGGCTGTTGCAAAATCTGCAAGAGCACTCAACCTCAGTACAGAAGATGTGAAGGGGACGATACGTGCTCTTAGTCAAATCATGTCGAAGGGAAGTGTTCAAAGTGAGGAGCTTAAGGGTCAACTCGGTAAAGACATTGCCGCTTCATAGAGAGATCTGTGTCGAAGAATTCATTTAATTGCTGGGAACTCTCGTTAAGATTGACATACAATACCAGATAGTGATATACTGGCGAACTGTAAAAATTGTTAATATAGAGACAATCAGCAGCGAAGGGTGATTGATGTGTACTCCTGAATAATAGTAAGGAGAAAATATGAAAGAAATAAAAATTGTAAAGGGTTATGAATGGTTAGGTGTTGATGAAGATGGTAACACATTTTCGTCAAGAAGAAAAATGAAACCATACAAAGCTGAAACTGATAGACATGGCTATAAAAGGGTTAATACAAAAGTTGATGGGAAGGGTGTTAAACTATTTGTCCACAGGGCGGTAGCAATAGCGTTTATACCAAACCCACTGAATTTGCCTTTTGTAAACCATAAGAACGGTATTAAAGAGGATAACCGTGTAGAAAACCTTGAGTGGTGTACAGCAAAGCAGAACACTGAACACGCTATAAGGACCGGATTACTTACTTTTGTTTATGGGGAAGACACCTCTAACAATAAGTATAGTGAGAAGATAATATGCGAGATATGCCAAATGATTGAAGATGGGTATAGGAATATAGATATATGTAAAAAGGTGGGTGTTGACAGGCACTTACCTAAAGACATAAGGAATGGAAATTCTTGGACCCACATAAGCAAGAACTATAAACTAAAAGTTGTCAGGAGAGGGAGGCTATCAGTAGCCACCGTTGAATGGGTTTGTTCTTGTTTACAATCTGGATGGAGTGTATTAAAGATCTTTAATAGCAGCAAGTCAAGCAATGTTTCAAAAAGTCATATAAAACACATAAAAGCTAGAAATACATATAAAGATATTTCTTGTGAGTATACTTGGTAATTTAAAATAATTGAGTACACATCAAACATCAACGTTCATCGACTATCCTGAAAGGGAGTACACAACAAGCTATTGGTTGTGGAAATAGTGAACACCCTATTTTTAAGGGTGAAGATATAGTCAAGGCTGTGCAGAGATGCACAGAAGTTCATAAGAGAACTGGGGGAGTATTAGCGCGCTCCTTTGAATATAACCGGAAAGATTACCTGGGGCCTTCGGTATAGCTGCAACGGCCATAGGGGTCACTACAGAGCGTTTAGGGGAAATGTTGAAGGCTGGAGAGGTAATTGCCTCCGATTTCCTACCTAAGTTTGCAGCTGAACTAGACAAGACATTTAAGGTGGGTGATTTAACTAATAACCTAGCAGCAAACATAGCAAGATTGAAGAATGCTTTCCTTGAGCTATCACTTACTGTTGGTAAAGGTGGTTTGAATAAAGCTGTCATATTACTAACTAAAAACCTTGAGAAGTTTGCAAAGAGTAAAGAGGGCGTTAAGTTCGCTGAGAATCTTGGCGAAGCTATACTTGACTTGTCAAAGGCTGTTGTTTTTCTAATAGATAATTGGAAGGTGTTGCTAGCAGCGTTTGCCGTTAACATATTTGGTAAAGCACTTCTTACCATCATCTCTATCTCAGGTGCAATGTTTACACTTGCTAAAAGTATAGCAACTACTACTATTGCACAGAAAGCTCTAAACCTTGCAATGAACTCAAACCCTATAGCGAGAGTTATAACGCTTGTAGCGGCTTTAGGAGCTGGTATAGCTGGGTTAGTCGGCCTTGGTAAAGTTGGTGATCTGATTTTTGGTGATGATAGTGACATCAATAAGAAAACTAAAACATTAGAGAAGCAAAGAGAAGAGTTTGGTAAATTCCTTGAGCAGTTTCAGGATGCCAAGAAGCTTGCCC